AATATGGGTCACCCCATACCCCGGTGGCCTCGTTAGAGGTTCACCGCATAACATGTATTACTAGTTACCCCCTTATAAATTTTTTCAAATTTTAGTCATATATGAACTTTATATACCTTTTCATAAGTTTTATTCCGTTTTGGGTTGACAAACCCGTATAAGGGTGTATAGATTATCTCCTGTCGGTTGAGGCCGGCGAAAAACAAAATCACTATCACAAGGAGAAATATACAAATGCCACGTAACATAATCAGCCAAAACGATAATGACCCAGAAGACATGTACTTTTTGGAATCGACCGAAGAAAAAAGTGACTTCATAAAGACATACACATCATCTAACTTCTATGAAAGATACCCAGAGTCAGATTACGACTATGACGCAGACAACTACGGCTTCTACGACGACTACGATCGCTGAGAGAAAAATGAAAACCACAACCACACAAATGCTTAACACAACAAGAAATATTATTAATATTAAAAAAGATAGAGCCATAGTGATAGATGAACGTCTCATCACCTCACCACTGTCCAATAGCTTTGTAAATCTATTGTTAATAAATCATGATATATATCATTTTAAAATGTACAATGAATCAGATAAGACTATCTCTGCTAGAAAAATGGCAAAGCCCTTATTTGACCTAAATCAGGCAGGATACAAAAAGTTATTCTTTATAGGCTATAGACAGTCTACTGATCTATTCTATGAACTTTATAGATTAAAAAAGTTCTCATTTGACTCAGCTGTATTGTTGAACTGTTTATTTGACTTTGAAACAACAATGAAAATGAAAAAGGACTTCATAGATACTAACTATCTGATTATTAACAGAAAACTAGAAGAACAGTGTCATATGTTGATTGATGGTGATGATAGGTTTATGTATCAGTCAATTCCCACACTACTGCCCTTCACACACTCTCCTAGAGTCGCACAAGAGGCTTTAGGGTGGCTAGAGTACAAAAACACCCCATCAGAAAATTACACATCTTCTGTGGGCTCTCTACAGAATTTGATCTAGAAATCTTCTGGATTTAAAAAAGCTACAGTTTCAAGATCAGAAACGATATTTCGGACTACCTCCTCTAGCTCTATTGAAGCTAGCAGTGAGGTGTCCAATATCATTTCCCATTGTTCTTGGTTAAAGTAGCAAAACATAGGAACTTGTCTGTTATCTTTTAAAATACAGAACACTCCCATGATTTCTTCTTCTTCGGAGCAATACTCCATAACCATCATCTTGTCTTTTTCCTGATCGTAGCCTGTCAGGAATTTTTTCATGATATCCCAAAAATTCATATTATTATCACAGATTCTTTCTTAAAGAACTATACGGATATAGTACCGTGTCTACCAGAATCTAAAAAAAACAAAAAAATTTTGTCGGTCGAAAGTTGAAAATAAACAGAAACAACATTGTTACTGATTTCACAATCTATTTAAGAATAATAGCGGTTATCTATATGTTCTAATGATAGGTATAGAACCTTATGTAAGAAAGTGAAAAGAATTGATATATATTACCAATCCAGAAACAATAAACGATTTACGTCCAAGCTATGGAGTTTTTTTAAAGAGAACCAAGTCTAAGTGTCGTATTGAAAAATATATCGACGATGTTATGAAGACTTCAACTGACTCAGAATTGATATCGCATCGAGATAAAGGCAAAGGTAAATCTCAGATTCTTGTTGGGTAGGAAAGCTACTAGAGGACATCTTCTTGATGCGCCTCATCGTCTAGTTCAACCCAAACATCTCCGCAGTCTCTACATTCAATTTCATATTTAATGAGAGCTTCTGATGTTATTGGAAGTTGTAGTATTGAAAAATTTGGTGGATACGAGCAATCTGGACAAACCATTGGATTACACGGCATTGTTGATCTTTCCTCTGACTATTTCAAAAAGTTGACTGTCTTCTTTTAGTTTATTAATAGCTTGTTCACGACCTTGTGAGAAGGATTCGTTTTCATAATAAACCCAAGCTCCTCTTTGAGAAAAGACTCCAGACTGTATAGCTACGTCGAATACACAACCATACTGATCTACGCCTTTTCCATAAAGAATATCAAACTCAGTAACTTTCATTGGCGGAGCCATTTTGTTCTTAATGATCTTGGCTTTTACTTTGATACCAATTGAGTCGCCGGATTTATCTTTTAGATCTTCTTTTTTGCGGACGTCAACTCTTACTGACGCAGCGAAGCGTAGAGCAAAACCACCAGGTGTTGTTTCTGGATTACCAAACATTACACCAATCTTGTTTCTTAGCTGATTAATGAAGATAATAAGCGTTTTATGTTGATTGGCTAGGGAAACTAGCTTACGCATAGCTTTGGCCATCATACGGGCTTGTAGGCCCATCTGAGCTGATTCCATATCACCTTCTAGCTCGGCTCTAGGAATAAGACTGGCAACAGAGTCAACAACAACGACTCCAATCTCGCCAGTTCTAATTAGCTTATCTGCAATCTCTAAAGCTTCCTCCCCATATGAGGGCTGAGCTAGTAAAAGATCTTCAAGATCAATTCCTAGAGCTTCCATGTAAACTGGATCGAGAGCGTGCTCTGCATCAATGTATGCGCACTTATAACCCTGCTTTTGAGCTTCTGCTACAACAGATAGGGCAATCGTTGATTTACCAGATGATTCAGGACCATAGATCTCAACTAGTCTTCCTAGTGGAAATCCACCAATTCCTAAAATGTTATCAAGAGATAATGAACCAGAAGATATTGCTGGCCATGATGCAGCTTGTGACTTACCAAGTCTCATTACTGAACCCTCTCCAAATTGACGTTCTAATTGAGCTATAGCTAACTCAAGAGTTTTGGATTCTTTGTTTTCTGACATACTCAGATTATATCACTTTCTGCATGGTTTTTAATTGTTGTTCTAGATCTTTAATTTTGTTTATAACTTTTAGCTCAATCTCTTTGAGATCTCTTGCAATGTAGTAATCATTTCCCAATATTGCATTTCTAATATCTTGTCTTAGTTTGTAAAGTTTTTTTATTTCATTTTGGTGATTGGTTAAAGTTGTCAATGAAATTCCTTTCGAAGGTTTAGGTTTGGTATACTACATGTATCAAACAAGGAGCACAACCACATGTCATCAAAAAAATATACAGTTAACGTAGATTATCTAAGAGCAGTAAAACTACTGTCGACAAGATTACATACAGCAATGGATCTTGTCAAATATTGGTCCATATGCGGACCATGCACAGAGGAATGTCCTGAGATAGAAAAAATTGAGAAAAGAGAGATTTGACTTGCAAAGTGACTTGACACTGCGTTACAATTGTCTATCGCCCCCCCTTCCCCCCCTCCCCCTTACGTTTAAGGGGATATTTATATTACTATATAATATATATATACCCATATACTCTTTTTTTAATTTAAGTAGATGGACGTTAAAATGAAAATATATCAAATATATATTCCAGATCTTGGCTTGTACGTAAAATACAAGCTGATGGAACCTGAGGAAATAAAAGACCTAACTGATAAATTTTCTGACCTTGACGAAAAAACGGCAAAAAGACTAGTTTTGGAACATGCTATCTTCAACATGAAGACCGATGTAAAGGACGCACTAAGATCCTTAGATAGAATTACTGCAGAAAAACTTGTTAAAGCTTTATACAACGGATGCGTAATGCTTAATCCTGGAATCGACATTGATGCTTGGGTGATGTTGTCTAATCCAGATTGGAATTCGTTAAGCGACAAAAGACTTAAAGACATGGAAGATTCACTTTTAGATGAAGAGTCTTTAAAAGATTTATTTGACAAAGCAAAAAAACGCAAACAACAAAAAGTAAAACCTAAAAAAATAACAAAACAAAAGTTTCTAGATTTAGAAAATTATTTAAAATCCAATATCATTGGTCAAGACGAAGCAGTTACTGAGGTGGTTAATGCCCTTAAGAGATCTCAAGTTGGCCTGAATGATATTAATAGACCTTTAGGAATTTTTCTTTTTGCTGGTTCTTCCGGAGTTGGAAAGACGCACCTAGCTGCAACTTTAAATAAATATTTATATGGAGACGATGCACAACTTGTAAGAATTGACTGTGGAGAGTATCAACAAAAACATGAAAATCAAAAACTCATAGGTTCTCCACCTGGATATGTTGGTCATGATGAAGGCGGTCAACTAGTTAATGCTGTAAAGAAAAATCCAAACACAATTGTTTTATTAGACGAAGTAGAAAAAGCTCATCAAGATCTTTGGAATACATTCTTAAGAGTTTTTGAAGATGGAACACTTACAGATGGAAAAGGTGAGCAGGTCAACTTTTGTAACACAATTATCATCATGACAACAAATCTTGGTAATGAAAAAGTTGTAGATCATTTAACATCAGCAAGTGCTGGATTCATGAGATCCGTTGAAGTAAAAGCAACAACTAAAGAAACGCCAGTAAGATCAATGGTGGAAAGAGTTACTTTAGAGGCTATTAAAAAACATTTTAGACCAGAGTTTTTAAATAGAATAGATAAAACAGTAATATTTAATCACTTAGAAAAAAGTCATTATGAGAAAATAGCCGAACTTGAAATGTATGTTGTTTTAGACAAGCTTTCCAAAAAAGGTTTTATGACATCTTATACAGATGAAGTAATTGATGGATTAATTGAAAAAGGCGTAGATACAGTCAAAGGTGCTAGAGGAATTTCTAAAGTTAGAAGAGATTTAATAGAAAATAAGTTAGCAGATGTACTTCTAACGAGCATTCTTCCAAAAGGTTCTTTATTTGAAATAGACTATAAAAATGAAGATTTTATTTTAAAAGTTATAAAACCAAGAAAAAAAGCAGAAACAATAGCTTAGTAATTTAAAAGATTACTATATCTATAGATATTTTAAAAGAGGTGCATTATGCCAATGAATAATTTTAGATCCTATGGAAACATAGTATCCAATAGAGTATCTAGCGCAAGACAGCTTATGACTACTCCACGGAGGCTTTGGGGATACAGTCAGAACACGAGGGGTAAGACACGCTGTTGGATCCATGGGTGGAGCTTATGGACTAAAGCAAACTCGAGGTTTTTCAGCAACCTCGTCACAAAGATTTGATAAGGCTTTTCAAGCACGAGGTGCAAAAAGAATAGCGGGCGTTGTTGCAGCTGGTGCTGCAGTTGGCGGAATGAGAAACAGAACTACCTCTGGTCTAACCAAGGGTAGAACAAGTATGTATAAGTACTAGGAGAAAAAAAATGCCAAGAGCAATACCAGCAAGTGGGTTTTTTAATCCACAAAGAAGACTGGGAGTAGTAGGAAGATCCATAGTAAACAGAATGGAAAGACCTAATGCTGCCGGAACAAGAACTACTGGACAAAGGGTTGTATCTGCTGCTAGAAACGCAATGAACTATCAAGGTCGAGGACTTGCTAGAGGTAGAGACTTAAACGGATTGACTGCACCAACAGTTCAATCGATGAGAGGCTCTCGTGGAATTAATAATAGAACAAGAGTCGATATTAATTCTATGAACAATCCACGTGCTAGAATGAGACAATTAAGAGCGACAATATATGACCCAAAAAATAAATTAGGCAGAGGTGCTCCTGGCACCTCTTTGAACTATGAAGATAGTCAATATGTAATGAGAAATAGAAATAGAAGGTTATTTGGATACGGAGCAGCAGGTGCTGGGTTAGGCATGGGTAATGCCGCCACTTCTAACAATAAAGGCGGAAGTTATAGGGGTCCATCTTCAAAGATTCAAACACCTAAAGGACTTGGAAGAAACGCTTAAATAAGGATGTGAAAATGTGAGTGATTGGAAAATGTATTTAAATCAAAATGGAGATTTTGAATTAGCAAATTTTTTATATAAAACTATTAATAATCTAATGAAACAATCTTTAGATATGGGAACACTTTTGTCTAATGATCAAATAAAGCTAAGAGCATACAAAGAGCAAACAAAAAAACTATTTAAACAAAAATGGTTAGAAGTTGCAAAGTCTCTAGAGCATTTTGGAATTATAGAACAATGTTCATGTTTTTTTGAAGAAAAAGAAATATATTGCGAAGTATGCAAAGGTGCAAGATATATAACAAGCTCATTTTTAACAGCAGATGAAATGAGAGAAGTTGGTCTTTTTATGAACGCAGGCCAAAATGCAGAGATTGTTGCGAAGCTTCAAAAAGGCTTACAAGAAGCATTAGCCAATTTGGAATAAAAATGCTGTGCCCACGCTGCAATACAAAAATGCAAAGCGTAATAGAATATATTACAGACCAAGATAATTTTCTTCTTACTAGAGATTATTATTGTGTCAATTGTAAATCCTCTGTAATAGAAACATTCGATGAAAGAGGATTAAAACGGATCAGAATGGATTGATTTTAATGTCTAATGTAGAAAAATTTAGTGATAAAAAAGATTTCTTAAAAAACTTAGAATCTTTAAGACCTGATTTATTTTTTCCGGAAGAATGGTCAGACGAGCAAAGAAGTAGAGCCTCGGAATTAGTTAGGCCACAAAGAACAAGAACATCAATGTTTGCGTCTATACCAATGAGGTGTGAAGCACACAAATGCACGTTTGCTAGCACATGTCCTTTGTTGAAGGAAAATCTTGCACCAAAAGGTGAAGCATGTCCATTGGAAATGTCAATGGTTTCTCAATTTACCTATGAGTACATGGAGCAATTAGACGTTAGTCCAGACAATCTAGTTGAAGTATCCATGGTTAGAGATTTAGTTGATCAGGAAATTCAATACATGAGAAAAACACAACTTCTTGCAAAAGAACATTTTGTTCAAGAAAATATTATTGGAATAGATCAAGAAGGAAATCCAATTCTTAAAAAAGAGTTACACCTTGCAGTAGAGCTAGAAGATAGATTACATAAAAGAAGAAAAGATTTACGTAATCAACTTCTTGCTACAAGAGAAGCAAGAGCAAAAGTTGGACAAACACAACTTGATACGGCTCAAGCTATTTCTGACATAGTTGACAAAGTTAGATCAATTGAAGTCGAAAGAGAAAAGATTATCAAGAAAAAACTTGGAACTCTTGAAAAAGATGATTATATTGACGCACAAACAATAAACGAAGAAGAGTAATTTTAAATGCTTAATAGAGAGGCAATGTATACAAACTTCCTTAGAGACAGTAGATCTCCAAGTGGAAGAATATCAGGAATTGGTGGTTCAAGAATAACTGGATCAGCAGCTGATATGGAAAGTATATTTCGGCACTCCAGATGAGTTTATGCAAAGATATGAACAAGTTCATAATTTTTATCGTTCATTTTTAAATAATCCAGAAAATCTTTCTAAAAGATCAGGAACAGAAAAAGCAGTAGAATCAGCAAGACGCACAGGTCGAATGGACTTAGACGTATTAAACTATGATGCAAGAAAAAGAATGCAAGGGATGATGTATGAAACCTTGCAGCTAGATCAGGTAATGCATAAATACGGAATGCCTGGAATAGATCTTCCATCAAGTAACCCCTACAGACATTTGACTAAATTTGATGTCGACATGTCAGATCCAGCTGCAATGCATCCAGCTAAGTTAATGTTGAATTCAATGTATTTCAACTTAGACCCCAATGCATCGCTACAAGATGCAATGGCAAAAACCTTGACAAACTTTATGTCACATACGGAACTTCAATCTGCTATGAACCAAGTAACACCAACAGGTTCGCTTAATCCTTATGGAAAACCACCAACAACTGGAACAAAAAGAGTTTTAGTTCTTGACACTGAAACAACTGGAGTAAGCTCTCAGTCAAGAGTTAGGTCGTATGCTGCAAGAGAAGCTACCTTAGATTCATCTGGTAGCATGACAATGTCAGATAGTAGTACAACTAGAAAATTATTTTTTAGACAACCTGGAATGGAAGGCGGACTAATTCAAACGCCAACAGGAGCTAAATCTTTGTCTGTTGGTGCAAATATGATGGAAATGACTTCAGCCGATACCATGATAGACGTTGTTGCTGATCCAACCGGAGCAAGAAACGCTATGGTAAGAGAAATGGAGCACATGCTATCATTTGATAGAATAGCAATTAAAAACGCAAAGTTTGACGTAAGAATGCTAATAAAAACAGCAGAAGGATTACCGGGATTTGCAGAAGACGATGCACTAAAAGATGTTGTTTCTAGGTTTACAGAAAGAGCATATAACGACCCTGAATTTGTAACAGATATAGATTTTTCTTTAAGACAACACATGTCAAAAGTTTTTGATGATGAAGCAAATTCTTTTATAGCTGCAGCAAGGTCAGATATGTCAAGCCCAGAGGCGCAGCAACTTTTAAGAATGGGAATAGGTGGAGACGTTCTAGATGGAACTGCAACAAACCCAGAAGATATTTCTAAATTTGAAGCAGATGCAAGAAACTTTTTATACAGAAGAAAAGCAGTACATCCAAGCATTTTGCAGGCATCAGAAGAAATCGGAGGAGCATTTACTCCAAACGCAATGGACAACTTAGGCTTAAACTCAAATTTATTTGAATTAATATATAGAGAAGCAGGCACTAATGGTCCTGACTCAAGGGCCGCAAAAGATCTAATGAACATGATGACCAGGGGTTCTCACATAGCAGAAACTGACGCACCACTAGCACATTTCGTTGCAAAGTTTGTTCAAACTGGAGAATTAGGTTATAGACCAGAAAATTTAGACCACTTACCGGCTGGAGTTAATAAAGCAAAAGCTAAAGAATTTATAGATTTTGCGTCTTCTAGAATTGCCAAATCATCGGCTCCCACAATGACAACTAATATAGCAAATGTTGAACAGCTTACTAAAAAAACTTTAAACCTACTGAAAACAAACGAAGGACAAAAACTTTTTGCTGCCCAAGCAAATATAGAAGACGTTATGTCTGCAAGAATGATATCTGATTTAAGCTCTTCTTTAGGAGAGGATATTTCGGGAATGTCTGGAGTTGTAAGATATGATAAAAACGCTCAAGCTTTTAAATTCTTTACATCAGACCAAAGAGCATTAGGGCCTGATTCTGGTTTTTCAAAAGGATTCGACATTAATGAAGTAAGAGCAAGAAGATATATTTCTAGTACACTAAATAGCGCTCTAGATGGTTCTGCTGCAAAAAGAGTTTCTTTTGGCATAACAGGTGTTCAATCTGCAGTTGTAAACGAGGCTTCTGATAAGCTCAGCGTTCAATTAAACTACGGTCAAATGGGAATGATAGGTAGATATGACAGTGCTATAACATCGGTAGCGCAGGCAATCGATGCAAGTAGTTTAGAGGCCTCAATAAAAACAATGGATGAAAGATCCCTTGTAGAATCATTAACTGCAACAGCAAGAATGAAATCGCCTACGCTGGCAATGCACGAAGCAATAAGTGCTGCTTCTACAGGTGCAGTCCCAAATACTTTAGATCAAGCTTTTGGTTCTGTAGTTAGAAAAGCTACAGAAGAAAGAACTCTGGAAGCATATTCTAGAATGGCAGCAAGTATAGGCAACCCTTATGCTGACACCGACATAATGCATAGGGCATTATCAACAGAGCTTTCTACAGTAACAGCAAGAACATCAAAAATGGCATACAGTGCACTTGGAGAAGGTGCTGATAGAGCAATATACGGAGGAGAAAGCTTAAGGTTTCTGAAAAATGCAGACGTACTAACAGAATTTGGTTTTCAAACTTTTCAGCGGTCAAGGAATATTAAAAGTAGTAGATCAAGAAGGTGGAGGACTAATAGGGAGCAAGATTCTAGCAAATGAAGATATATTTGAAAGAATGCAAGTTACAGTAAGAAATGCACCAGGTTCTACAGAACCAACCGAGAGAGTGTCCTTACTAAAAGCAATGACTGACGAAAGCTATGCAGCAAGAGAAATAATAGATGAATCTGGTAATAAAATTGCCGTAGGCGCAGAATTAAATAAAGTTCGTATGTCCAGTGTTGCCGGCGATAAGTCTATAGTTAATGCTTTCATTGGTGGTCAAGGAGTACATACAAGAGCTCAATCATCTGCTTTAGCAGAGTCATTATTTGATGCAATGGATTCATACTTAGCAGATACAGACACGACAGATGAAGCAATCGAAGAAGCAGACGAAATGACAAGAAGAGGTTTATCTGAAGCTAGAAGAGCTAAAGCATATTTTTCTGGAAAATCACGAACAGAAGCAGTAGAAGAGTTGACAGAAAAAATACATACAAGCGGACTTGGTTTTGCAAGGCAGGCTGGAGATGTTGGTCAGGCTTATATGGATGTATTAGAAAGATCTGGGAATATGGCAGGAGAAGGAAGCGATGAAGCACTTCAGCCTGGGTTAACTGCAAGAATAGTTGGGAAGACAAATTCAGCTGGAGGACCTGGAGCATTTGTCATTTCTCAATTTGAAGATTCAAAAGCTTCTGGATTAGCAAGAGGATTATCTCAAGAAGATGAAGCAATTAGAGCTGTACAATCTGACGTAAAAGCAAAAGACATCGCTGCTACAGTTTCAGATCATCTAGATGATAATAAAAAAATAAGAAGCGCAATCCTTGAAGAAACAGAATCATTAAAATATGGATCAGATATAGCAGCCAGAGCAGCTAAAGCAAGGGCAGCATATCAAAAATATAAAAAACCTGCAGGTTTAGCGGGTCTTGGCGTTGCAGCAGCTGGACTTGGTTACTATATGTATCAAAGAATTAAAGAAGATGATCAATATGATCAAGTTATAGATCCTATGCCGACCGATCCAGCAAGGGCTCCAAGGCAGGATATATATAGAGAAGATTTTATGTCAGGTCAAAAATTTAGCGTAACAGCTGATCCTTTGGCAACAGCAGGAGTTGTTGGCAATTTAGACAGAAACAAAATAAATCATACTCAAATGGGATCAAATAAATATGATCATCTTTATTCCAGGTAGGTAATATATGATTGGAAAACTTGTCTCAGGAGCCCTTAAAGCAGGTAAAGCTGGAGGGGGAAACTCCGCCGCTGGAAAAGTTGGAATGGGCATGTTAACTGCAGGTGCAATTGGCGCAGGCGTAATATCTGGTGCTGGCGATGTAATGGATTCTGCTTTTGACGTGGCCTTTGATGACCCTCAAGCAGATAGAGCCTTTGTTGGTTCAGATATAGGAGTAGGAACCCTTATAGGTTCTTCTATAGGTGGGTCTATTGGAGCAATGTCAAAAGCACCTCTTTATGCAAACGCAAACCAAATAGGTGGAGGGCTAGCAACGGTAGCCGGAGGCGCTGGAGTAATGGCAGCTGGTGCGGGTGTAACTGCTGCTTCTTATGGTTATAGAAAGATTAAAGGTGGAGGGGGAGTAAAGGGAATGTTGGCAGGAGCAGGAATAGCTGCAGCTGGCGCAGGACTTTCAACTGCAGGAGCACTCTCTGCTAGAGCCGGATATCAAGAAGAGGGAATAAGACAAAATCCATTTGTCAATACTACAGGTTCAACTATGAATAGACTAAATATATCTGGAGACATAGTTTTGGGAGCCCATAATACTAGGAGGGGTTACTAATGCCTTACGATCCTAGGACTGGGCAAGAAATGCCGTACTCAACTTCATATAGTTCTATGGGCATGGAGGAATCTCAATTTGGCAAAATAGCAGGATCAATGCCGGGACTAACTGCATCCATGATGCTTGGCCAAAGACGTGGCGCAAATACAATAATGAAGGGTGGCTTTTTAGATAGAGGGCCAGTCAATACCATGAATCCATTTAGTGCAGGTTTCGAAAGAAATAATGCACTGAGAAGATTTAGAGGAAATGAATTAACAGGCATAAGTTCAGGAGGAAGATTTACACGAGGTTCTTATGTTGGTCCACTAGGTTTAAGAAGGCAAAAAGCTGCAAGAATGCAAGCAAGAATGCAGCCAGCAGGAGCTCTTGGTTCTCCAAATTTAAATCCACAAGGAAAAATTAGAGGAAGCAACACTCGATACAACAGGGTAATGACAGCCCTGCACCGGAGAAACTGGACCAGCTGTTAAAGCAAGTTCTCCATTTTTAAGACCTTCTTTAAAGAACAATTTAAACCCTAGAGGAAGATTCCATTCAGTTTCCATATTTGGAGCAAGAGAAGGCGCAGGGCTGTATAGTCCATTTCAAGCAGCTTCTGGCCTTGGTCAATTTATAGGAAGAAGTCCACAGAATTTAGCTAGATTTGGAATTACTCCAGATGACGTAGAAAGAGCTGGCGGTCAAGTAGCTAGCGGTGGCCTTCTTTCAACCATAAGAGCAGCAGGCCAAATGGATCGCCTGGAAACAAAAATAGCCAAAAGAACAGCTGCGGGCAAAGATACTTCAAGGCTTGGAAAAAAACTCAGTAGAGCCCAAACATCTGTAAGGCAAATAGCAAGTATGAATGTTCCAGGTTTGGATGTTTTCAATACTGCAGAAACTACTTTAGGTAAACTTCAAACAGAACAGATAATGAGAAGACCTGGATTTGGAGGAATGCAAGGTGGAGAAAGAGTTCTTTCTCCTACTGGTCATCCAGTTTCAGTCAGAGGTAGGGGCGGTAGATATAGAGCTAAATTTGAAGGATTGCGAAATAGAAACTATTTTGCAGTTCCTAGTTCCGCAAGAAATATAGATACTGCAGCAGATGCAGCCATGGGGTCTCGCGCAAGCAATTCTAAAGTAACAATTGGCAGAGTAAAAGACGCAAGAGGAAACTTTAAATATACCGCAACACTTGCAGATGGTAGCGAAAGTAGAATTATAAATAGAAGTATAGGATCTTCTTTCTTTGCAGCAGAAGGCACAGTTGGAGCTAGCGGCAATGCATTAGCCTCAAGTGTTGGTGGAGCTGTTAATCAATCCATGATGGGATACATGAGAGGCGCTCAAGGATATCTTTATTCTGGCAATCTAACAGGACTTGCAAGAGAAAAAGCTTTAAAAGCTCAATCTGATCTATTTAAAGTATTTAGCGGCTTAGACGACGCAACTCAAGCTACAATAAGAGGAAACATAGGAGCATCCTCCGTAGACGATATCGCAAAAAGGTACCTACCTGGAGCTGGTGGTGGTCCTGGAATTGGATTAACCGCAACAGTTGACGATATTATCGCAGCTCAAGCAGATGTTGCAAGGGCTGGAGGCAATGCTGGAAGAAGAACTCTTACTACAGAATCTTTTGGAGTCAAAAGAGATACTGGTAGAAGAATCGGCAGAAAACAACTAAGTCACAATGTGCCTTATCATGCAAGCGGACAAGATTTAGTAAAGCTGCAACAAGGTGGCCTTGGAAATATGATAGGCAAAAATACAGAACTTGTTGAAAGTACAGCAAAACAAGTTGCCCTTACAACAGATGTAAGTGATAACTTGGTTAGAAAAGAAGCAACAAAAGTTGCCGAGAGAGAGTTCTACGAAAGATCAATTGGAGCCCAAGGTAAAGGTCTACTTAAAACATTTGGAATTAAAAATTCTGCCCAACTCATGAGGAGTAGTGCAGATTTTAGAAAATTAGCAATAGCCAGAGGTGCAGAAGGAGCCATGAGATTTGCTAATCCAATTATGACTGCGTCATTTGTCTACGACATCTCAAAAATGGCATCAACAGCAATTATTGGTGGTGGCGCACGAATGGCCCGAGATGCTGTAAAATCTATGCAAGGATCTATTAATAAACCAAGTTTTGGTATGGGATTTGTTGACAACGAAGTAGCAGCAACTTCCAGGGCAAGAGGTGTTATGGCAATTCAAAACTCAAGACTAAATGCAAGAAGTACACTAGGTGCTGAAGCATCAATGATGTCAGCACATTTCGGATAATAATATGACAAGTTTAAAAGAAAAAAGTAAGAATTTTAGAAAACAATTAGAAGCTCTTTCCAGAGAAGATCTAATTGAAATTTTGCGAGCCCAAGATCCAGAAACGGTAAGGCAAGTTAATAGAATTGAATGGGTCTTTGAAAATAAATTAAAACATATATCTTGGGCTGATGGGACACCTGTTGAAGGAAGGCCTTTAACAAATTATGAGCTAGCTCTATTAGTAGATGAACCATTTGAGGTTGACAACGAACTTTTAAATATGGGAATTTCTTCCGAACAACAAAGACAGCTTCATATTGCAAACGATCCATGTCTATGGGCTAAACATTTTTTAAACGCAGAAACAAGAGTTTATCAAACTCTTATGTTAAGAGACCCAGCTTTGAGAAAAGTTTTAAGAGCTGGAAGACGTTTAGGTAAAACTTTTACCATGGCAATTTACCTTCTTCATTACAGCTATACTCACAAAGACGGCAGATGCCTGGTGGTCGCACCAATGAAGTCTCATGTTGAATTAATATACCAAGAGATGGTTCGCCTAGCAACAAAAAATGATATTGTTTTAAACTCTATTGCAAGAAAAGTTACAAGTCCACAATTTATGATTCAATTTACAAATGGATCAACAATTAGATTCTTTACTTCTGGCATGAGATCTGGGCGGAAAATCTGACGTAGCTCGTGGTCAGGAAGCCCATGTTATTGTCCTAGACGAAATGGACTACATGCATACAGACGACTTAGATGCTCTGTATGCAATGCTTCAGAAAACGGCAGAAGATCAACCAGATAAAGTTCTTATTGGTGCATCTACTCCAACAGGAAGAAGAGAAAAATTTTGGGAATGGTGTAGAAACTCAAGATTTAAAGAGTTTTGGTATCCATCTTATGCAAACCCTTTTTTTTCTAAAGAGCAGGAAGATGAATTCAGAGAACAATACTCTGAAATGGGATATAGACATGAAATTGAAGCAGACTGGGGTGAGGATTCAGAAGGAGTCTACCCAAGAAGGTACGTTGATTTAGCTTTTAGAGATCCAGGTTGGAGTTATTCTCCGTCTATTAATTCAGCAAGAAGTTTTCATGTTATTGGTGTTGACTGGGACAAATATGGAGCTGGAACAAATATTGTAGTTTTAGAAGTTTGTTCTCAAAATTACGAAGATCCACAATTCAGAGGAAAAATAAAACTCTCACATCGAGAAGAAATAGAAAGATCTGAATACACATTAACTAGAGCAGTTGAAAGAATAGCGGAGCTAAACAACATGCTTAGACCAAAACATATATATGTTGACAGGGGCTTTGGCGAGGTTCAGGTAGAGTTGCTACACAAATATGGTATGGAGAATCCAAGAACTGGCTTGAAAGAAAAAGTCAAAGGAGTAAGCTTTGCAGAGACCATAGAGATAAGAGACCCATACACAAAGTTGATGGTAAAAAAAGAACTTAAGCCTTTTATGGTAGATAATCTTAGGCAATACCTTGAAAGAGAACAATTGTTTATACCAATAGGAGATGATGAGCTTTACATGCAGCTTATTTCTTATGTTGTTGTCAGAACTACTCAAACTGGAAGACCAGTTTTTGAAGCAGCAGGTTCTGCTCAAGATCACGCACACGATGCTTTGATGTTAGCACTACTTGCAGTTTCTCAAAACTATGGAGAGTTTAGCAAAACAAAATATGCAGACAATGTAGAGTCTTTTTCTAATACATTTTTTATGCCACCAGAACAAAGGGTCACAAATTCAGAAGAAACAGAAACTTCTGGTAGAGCCGACAAATTAAAAATTCACAGAGCTGGACTAAGAAAAAAAACAACAACAAGAATTAATAGATCGATGTTTTAGGAAATAACATGACAGTAAATACACCAAATACAGAATCTTATCAAGATATATTTATAACAAAAGCTGCACCTGATTCAAGTCACATTGGATATTTTGATGACGTAAAAAATCCATTAGGAAAATACACAGACCTCGTTAGGGGTTCTGATATGAAAAGTGCGTATCAACAAAACATTTCTCCTCAAATTGTTATTTCTGAGATTACTGACACAACACTTGTTCTGCATAAAGTAATTGCAGAGATAGACCAATTTCTTTCTGTTACATACGTGTCTTCATCTGTTTCTCCTCTTTTAGAAGAGGCCCACCATCATGTTTGGTCGGAAGTGGTAAATAAGACAAATACGGACATAGACGATGAAATTACAATAGCAAAAGACATAGCTCCTGATTATATTAGTTATGCAGAATACAAATATGCAAAAGAGCATGCATGCAGAGGGTGTAGAACACTGGTTATAGAATATGATTCATATATATCCAAAACAGTTATAGGTCATTATTTTACAATTAGAACAATTTTAGAATTTTTTATGCATGAGATTTCATGCGTAAGAGAAGTAACCGAAGACTTAATAGGAGACGAGTACGAAGATGAAACAGAGCAAAAAGTTGCAAAAGAATTTTACTACTGGGCAATTTCGATTAAGCAATATACGAAACAGCTTGCCCAGGAAATCACAGCCATCCCGCCACAATTACCACAGTCCGAACTGGATACTATCAACAAAGTCGAAGCAGCACAATTTGAAGCATTTTTTTCGCTCAAAGTAAATTCATTTCAATCTGAAACAAAAAAACTTTTAGGTCTTTTAAAAAGAGAAATGGTCGATACATGCGAAATGTTTTACAAAAATCTTTTAGGGCCAGCTATGAAATCAAGAAGCATGATAGCCTACCCTTTGGAGATAAAATTACTATCTTCTACAATGAGAGTCAAAGCTCCAGAATTGGCAGCAGAAGTTGTTGACGCAGCGTCTTCTATTAATGGAAATATCGCTTCACTTTTAGCAGATTTAAATCAAAAAAATATAAATGCTGATAAAAGATTCAATGCTGTAAGAGATATAATGAGAGAACAAAGAAGATTTATATCATACATAAGACAGCTTCAGTTAAAATCTTCAGCTACTGTTAAAATAAATCCCTTATATGATAATAATATATTTGTTAATGTAGTAGAAGATCAACATGCACCATACTTTGAGCAGGCTATTGTAACAAACTTAAAATCACAGTCTTTTAACTCTAGTCATGGTTATTTTAATGACTTATTGGAAGATCACCATCCACAGTATTTAATGAGATCAGGAGGGGTTATTACTGGTGATATAGAAATAGCTGGTACAGCACGAATTGCAGGAATAGACTTAGCAAACCATTCTCATGATGGCACCGATGGATCGTCTTACGTAAGAGCAAGCAACATAGACTACACACAAGATAGAGAAGAAGCATCACTTTTAGCTTCATCTATAACTGATAATTTTCTAAGTATTTCAGTAGATTCTTTTGCTCCAGATATTTTAACTGGAGGAAGACCAGTTGTTGATGTTATACTATCTTCAGAAATAAATATACAAGAAGTAGATCAAAGGAAATATTCTATACAGATTTCTTATGTAGAAATAGGTGAATAAATAATATGGCATGGTTTTCTTACGCTTCAGATTTAATTAATGGCGCTACGCCTAGTTACGTATATCCTCCGATAAGGTATTCTTTAGATATTTCTGCGCCTTTTCAAACTTTGCCAGCAGGATCTTTAATGTTTCAAGATATTGAGTCAAGCGATTTTTATGCGGTGTATTCTCAAGAGGGTAGTCCTGTCACCGACAATGGTCAATATGTTGTTATATACGAAAACTCTAGTGCAACCCCTCCCCATGCAGTCGTTAGGTCTAATGTAAAAGATGGAAAAATATATTTTCTTACAGCGGCAGAACACTTAGCTGGTAGACCTATAAATGATTTATACTATATTTATTATGGAAATAAATATTTAAAATACGTTGGTGCAACTCCATCTTTGCCTATAACAAATTATTCAAAAATTACTAATTTTAGAATTAGTCAATACAATTCTTCAACGCCACTTTATGAAACAGAACCCTACAATTTAGACATATCTAACTTAGAACAATATATGGTTACTGTATATGCAAACCAAAATATAGCTGGACAAGAAAATTTTTCGTATCTAAACGCAAATACCGACTGGGCTTATTTTAAATCTTCAACAAATGGTGCAAAGACTATAGCAAATTTTACTGGTCCACAGATAAAACTGTATGCGTACAAGCAAAGTGATGGAGGAAAAGTAAAATTAAATATTATAAAATCCTCAAGACAAGTCATAGATTCTGCTACTGGACTAACATCTTTAAGTCCAGAGGAGATAGTTGTTAAGGATGTTTATATTGACTTATATTCAAATACTAGATCAGTAGAATTAGTATACGAAAACACTGCCCTTGAAGATGCGCAGTACTATGTCTTGATAGAAATAGTTAATCAAGATAATAGACTATCTTCTGGAAGCCTAGTAGAACTTCATACTTTAAAATATTTAAGAAATAGTGAAATAAATGTTGCAGAAGCAGAAGTAAATCCAGTTATTAGTTTTAGATCGACAGGAAATAGAATATTATGACAGTAATAAAATCAAACATACAAGACCTAAAGCCAGGCAAAAGATATCTCGTTAAAGTTCAAGCAGTAGACAATAATATTAATTCTGTTGTAGCTGAAAAAAATATTATTGTAGAGACGCCATCAGATCAAACAACACCAGATGAAGTAGCGGGCTTAACTCTTTTCAGTAACGCAAAGTCTGTTATGTTTAAATTCAATCCTGCTGGAATAAACGATCTTAAAGAATATGAATATGAGCTATATCAATCTAATAGCTTATCTTCAACAAGGTTAGCTTTTCGGAAATAGTGCATCTCCTGTTTTTTCTGTAGTTATAGATGTAAATAATGCAGGCCAAACTACTCCTCCAATTTATTATGGAAGAGTCAGGACTGTAGACAACAGCAACAACTATGGGCCTTGGACTATTCTTGTGGCATCTGCTCCAACATTAATTAATTCTGTTGAAGTTAGTGAAATCACTGCATCAAAGATAGCAGCTGGAACAATCGGCGCACATGAAATAATATTAACTCAACCTGGAACACAAACATCATATACTCCACCTAGCAGCACCGCTGTTTTAAGGTCTTCTAATTATTCTGCTGGTACCGCTGGATGGCTAATTAGAGGTGATGGCCTAGCTGAATTTAATGATTTAACAGTCAGATCTAGATTAGATATAGGTGGCGATGACGCCTCATCTTTCCATGTTGATAATAATGGAAATATGTGGCTTGGCGCAGGCATTCTTAACTACTCAACAGCTCCGTTTAGAGTATCTAACACAGGTGCGTTAGTTGCAACAAACGCAAATGTTTCCGGAACAATCAATGCATCTGGTGGAACTATTACTGGATACTTAACTTCTGGTGGAGTTGACATTGGAGTATTAAGACCTGGTAGTAATTATTACAAAGGAATTAATCTAAGTCCCAATAATGCTACTCAATTCCAAAGTTGCTTCATCAGAGGCGATGCTGGAGAAGTTTACCTTAGGGCAGATAATGGAACTCAATGGATTAAATTTGAAAATGGCACTGTACAAATAAAGGCAGCAGGGTTTGAAGTCAATGGTTCATCCGCATCATTTTCAGGAAACGTTAGTGCAGCATCTGGAGACATAGCTGGAATAAACTTTAGTGCAGGTAGATTATATTCAGGCCCTTATGGAAACTGGGCAAACGCAAATACAGGATTTTATTTAGATTTAAATGGTTATTTTTCTTTAAAAAATAAAATGTATTTTAATCCCGATGCAAATAGCGGAACAGGTGAATTAACTTTTACTGGAACCCTTTCTGGAGCATCAGGTAGTGTTGGTGCAAACTTTAACATTGGAGATAACTTATATGTTGGAAACTTTGTCAGAATTAATGGACCTGATGCCTCAAATGTTACTGTAACAAAAATTAGAGGATTTAAAAACCTCGGTGATGCTGGCGCAGGCGCGCTTTTCTCTTTAGTTTTAGAAGGTCCAAACGGAACTAATAAATGGCAAGTTGCCGATGATGGCTTGATGACCTATAGGACACAAACAACATTCTCTGACATTAGGCTTAAAAAAGATATTGAAGACTCAAATCTTGGTTTATCATTTATAAATAATCTTAGACCAGTATCCTTTTATAGAAATCTTGGCGAAAATTCTGAAGGTGTTGAGGTTTTCAAGAATAAAAAAACATATGGTTTTGTCGCTCAAGAAGTTAAAGAATCCTACCCTCTTTACACAGATACTTTTGAGGGATGGAATCTTGAAGATGAAAATGATCCTGATTCATATCAGCAAATTTCTTATGATAATTTTATTGCTCCAATGGTAAAAGCTATACAAGAATTGTCGGCAAAGGTTGATGAACTAGAATCTCGTCTGGTATAATCTAATTCATGAATGATCAAAACTTAGATGTTAATTTAATTATACAATCTTTTCAAGAAAAACTCTCTACTTTAATGACAGAGTTAGTCGTAAAAGATGCTACAATAAAGCAACTTCAAATGCAGATGCAAGAACTTTCTTCTGCAAATAACGTAACACCGATTAAAAAGGATAAGAACAACAATGTCTGACAATACAGCAGAAACTACAGAAGTAGAAGCAACTGAACCAAAAACAGAGTTTGCAATTGAAATTAAAATTACAAACCAGAATCTGTCTTACAAGAGTGACTTCACTGAGTCAGAAACAGTCTTTTGGCTTGAGGCAGTAAAGTCTTTGGTTCTCCAGAAGTCATTTGAGCTAACAGGGCTTTCACAGGCTAACTAGTTAATTACTATTTTTTGAGTACTATTTTAACAAATAGTTTATTCAAATTAAGGTGAAACACATGGCTAGTATTAGATCTTTTTTGCCGTTTACTTCTGGCAATCTAGAATTAGAAGAAAAAGCTTTATCTCAAGATGAGATGAAGTCTTTAAGTAAAAGTATAAAAGTTGCTGCCCTAGCACTAGGGTTTAGAGGTTCTACGTTCTATTATGATATGAGAGCCTCTTTTGAGCCGTCTCCATATGACTTCAATAGAATAACTCAGGCAACAGATACTGATGGCTATGTTCGCCAAGCTGTTTCTAAGTATAAAGAGCTGTTCTGGAAAGAGGGATGGCAGATAGTAGGAGAAAATCCAGAAGCTGTTGCATATCTATATAGAAGAATTGACTATATGGAAATAGCGATGAAGAGACCTTTTTCCGAGTTCCTAAATGAGCTTTCTGACCAACTTATAAAATACGCAAATGTTTTTATTGTGAAAGCAAGAGCAGATATTAATGAATATTTTCCAGATAATATTTCTCCAATTAACGCAAGCAATCCAGTTGCTGGTTATTATCTCATTCCAACAGAACAAACCTATATTCTAAGAGACAAGCAGAATAGGCCAAAAGCCTATCAGCAGGCTACTGACCCGTTAACGTATTCTCCAAATGATAAAGACCCAGTTTGGGCTGCAGACAGAGTAATACATATGTATTTAGACAAAAAAACAGGAAGAGCTTTTGGCACTCCATTTTTGTCTACTGTTTTAGATGACGTTATTGCTCTTAGACAAATGGAAGAAGATATTCAAAACCTTGTTCATAGAGAATTATTTCCTCTGTATAAATACATAATTGGCACACCTGAGCAACCAGCAGAGCCTGATGAAATAACAAAAGCTGCAGCTGAAATAGAAAACCTAAGATCAGAAGGTGGTCTAATACTTCCATACAGACATAATGTTGAAGTCATAGGAGCAAACAATACAGCCCTAGAAGCAACTGGTTACTTGGAACACTTTAAAGAAAGAGTTGCAGTAGGACTTGGAGTTGCACCTCACCATCTTGGTATGAACATGAATGGTGGAAACAGATCTGTTACAGATAGATTAGATGTTGCTCTCTACGATAGAGTGAAACATTTTCAAAAACAGTTTGCTGATATGGTTCGTTTGTATATATTTAATGAACTTCTTTTTGAGGGTGGTTTTGATCCAATCTCAAACCCACTTGAAGATGGAGAGTCAGATCGCTGCTTCTTAAAATTTAAAGAGATTGATGTTGATACTCAAGTGAAAAAAGAAACTCATGTAATACAAAAGTATGTTAATAATATAATCACATTACCTGAAGCAAGACTTGAAATGGGTATGGATCAAGATCTGGAAGAAGATCAACTTTACGCTGCAATGCAAGCAAAGAACCAAATGGATATAGCAAATAATCAAGCTAAACTTTCGATGAAACAAATAAATAAAGCACAGCAAAATCAAGATAACTCAGACAAAGAAGAGCCAGCTCCAGCCGGGCAAAGAAACTTGCCTTCTTCAAGAAGAGGTCCAGGAAATGTTATTAGACCAGCTAATCAAAATTCAAGAAGAACATCTCCAAACATTAGAAGAGCAGATGATTTGTCATGGTTAACTACTGTTGAAAACTTACTAAATGTAGACTATAATATGATAGATGAAGAAACTAACAAAGAAAATTAGGAGCAAAAATGATAGTAGATGAAGAAGATTTCGATGCCCTCGTAGAAGCAGTCGACAACTCACAGGTGCGCTTGGCTAACACTTTTATGGTTAAGGTTCTTGCGCAGCTTCTCGATACAGTAGAAGAAATGCACGCAAAGGTTGAGCAGATGTATGAATTTTTGTCTTCCGATGAAGAAGAAACTAATACCACCAAAGAAGATACAGTAGTAGCAGAAGAGGCACCGCTTGCAAAGCCCTCTGCTAAAACAAAGCAAGCGCCAAAAGTTTCAGAAGAAAACACAACTGAATTAGAAAGCTAACATGTTAATTATTGCCTGCCCAATCTATAAAAGAGATTGGATACTGCCAGCATGGTTTTATTTTATAGAAAATCAATCATATAATTTATCTGATATTGGTTTTCTTTTTGAACTGGGAGAAGATGACGAAGATACCCACAATGTTCTTCAGGCTTGGAAAAGATCTCATCCAGAAGTAAAAATATTTGATTTAGAAGTTAGAGACGATCTTGCCCACTTTAGTCACGAAGAAGGTACAAGAAGATGGACTCCAGCAAAATATGAAAATATGGTTTCTATGAGAAATTCTCTTTTAGATAAAGCAAGAGACATAAAACCAGATGCCTACTTTAGTCTTGATTCAGACATATTGTTAACCAATACAAATACAATAGAGCTTTTATTAAGTCACATAAATGACGGAGCAGATGCCGTTAACACACTTATGTATATGACTCCTTTTAATACTCAGTTTCCCAGTGTAATGACATGGATAGAAGGAACTGGATACGAAAAAGCTAGAAGAGAAGAAACTTATCCAATAGGAAAATATTTTAAGTCAGATGTCATAATGGCAGCAAAAATGATGTCTCAAAAAACTTATATGAATTCCAGATACCAATTTCATTCCCAAGGGGAAGATCTTGGTTGGAGCAAAAGTTGCGCAGAATTAGGATATAATCTTTATTGTGCGTCCTACATATACAGCCCTCATATTATGGGGCAGGCAAACATGGTTGACTTTATGCAAAACGGAGATTCTAGAGAATCAATCTTATATCAATCCTCATAAAAAGATTGATATATTTGCATAAATGTGTTTAATCATATAAACTATATTACTATATCATAGAATTTAAAATTATGGAGAATTATATGTCTTTTGAGTTTACAGAAAGCTTTACTGTAGAATTCCCTGAAATCAAAGAAAAAGATTTTAATTTTTCCGAATCATTTAATGACGGCAAAGGTTTAATTATCGAAGTCGCTGCCATTCATGAGCGGATTAACTGGAAACTATAATAACTACTCTGCGACAGAACTTGAGAAAGCTCTTCAATCTTGGGTAGATCCTTATCCAAAGCCAATTATTTTAAATCATGATCTCAATAGCGAGCCAATTGGTAGAGTCATGGCAGCTAAAATGGATAAAGAGCAAGATGGATCATCCTATGTAAGGCTGCAGATTGCAATTACAGATCCCATCGCAGCACAAAAAGTTTTAGACCAAAGATATCTTACCGGATCAGTTGGAGGAAGAGCCAATAAGGCTGTTTGCTCAATAACTGGAGAGGATCTCGCTAAGCCAGATGCAAGCGGCAGAATGCCAGCATCAAAATATAAAAGAGGCGCAGTTTACAAGGGTAAAGTTGCCTTCTTAGATATGCAAGACATTTCTTTTAAAGAATATTCATTTGTGAATCAACCAGCTGATCAAAGATCTGGTGTCAGGAAAAAAGCTTCAGATAGCCAAGGCGCTGTTGTTACTGATTCTGATTGGGTTGCTAGAAGTTCTGCTTTTATTTTAAGTATGAATGAAGAAGAAATCTATTCAATAGAAGAGCAGAAGTCCATTTTTTCTGAGATGAAAAAGAAAGAATCAAGGCCCGTTTATCTGCATGTTAAAGGCGCATTTTTGTCAGCAATGGCTATAAATGAGTCTGAAAATTACAATATTCAAGACAGTACATTACTATCTTCAGAGAATAAAATTAATAAAGACGAGGAGAAGACTGAGATGACAGTTTCTACAGAGCAAGAAGACATTTTAGCTGTTTCAGAAGAACTCAGCGAAGATCTGTCCTCAATAGCTTCCGATGCAGCAAAAGAAGAACCTGCAGAAAATACAGAAGCAAAAGATTCCAACGATGAAACTTCTGAGGTTGAAGAAACCAAAGAAGAGAAGTCAGAAGATGTATCAACCGAAGATAAAGAGCAGTCAGATGTGCAAGAAGAAAAAGCTGAATCTGAAGACTCTGAAAAATCAGTTGAGACACCTGAAGAAATTCAGGATAAAGAAGGCGTAAAGCAAGAATCCGAAGAGCTCAATGACCAAAAGTCAGAAGAAGCCACTGAGCAAACAGAATCGGTTCTTGAGGAAAAAGTACGTCTTCTTGAAGAAGAAAACAAAAAACTCAAAGCAGCACTTCATAAGGTACTCGCAGAAAGAGTTGTTGATGCAAAAATAGCCGCAGGAATAGAATCAGTTTCTGAAAGAGAAGAGTTGATCAAAGATCATATGACAAGAACAGCTTCTTCTTTAGCAGACTCTTTGAGGGATGTTGCAAAACTTCCAGCAAAAAAGAATGTTACTTCAGAAATTCCAGAAATCACTAGCGAAGCAGAGGTTTCTACAGACGAAGACAGAGTCACATCTGTTGACTCTGAAAAGGATGATTCTGAGCCAAAGGCTGTTTCAGCTGAGCAACTTTTCGTAGATGCCCTTATGGGTCGCCGTTCACTATAACTAAGGAGATAAATTAATATGAGTTTAGCAAAATTCCGTAAGGTATATGCAAAGACCGGCTCAGGTAGATTTGTCGTTTCTGAAGGTATTGCTCCAGCAGCTTACCTTCTTCCAAGCGTCGCTCTTCCAACCTGGTATTTAGATTCAGAAGATGATCGTTTTGAAATCGTCTTGACAAAAGGTACAATCCTTTCTGTCAAAGCCGATGCAAACGGTGATTCAAGAATTGTGCCCGCTAACGGCACAGCTGCAGCAGTAACATGGGGTGACACAATGCCATCATCATGGGATCCTCTCGACGGCGCAACGCCAGACTATAGCTCTGGCGCAACTGACACCGTACAAGTCGCTGCCTATTCAACGCCAATTGGTGTTGCACAATATGATCTTTACCGTCCATTTGACAAGGGAACCTCACAAGGTGCTGGTTTCATTACACATGGATATGTAGAGTACCCAATTGTTTCCGGATTGAACGATGATCTGGCTGCTGGTGACTTGGTCAAAGCTGACCATATGGGTCGTCCAGTTAAGCTGACCACCGCTCTTGCGGGAACAAATCCTTACCTTCAGGTGGGTAAGGTTATTGAAGTAGAGACATTCGCCACGAATTTTGACGATGGTCTGCTGTCCTACATGCAACTACCTTCTGACCCTGGTGCGCTCAAGACTGTTTTTGAATTAACAAGAGCAGGAGCATTCTCAGGCAAACTAGGTATTCGTTCAAACCTGGACGTACATGGCGTCGAGGGCGCATTCCGCGTCAACCTAACACTGTAAAAACAATCAAAAGAAAGAAACAGGAGGAATAATCCTAAGATGAGTAAATCAATCCAAGAGCTCCTCTCGGGTCTTCCGGCTTGGGAAACAGCATTAACTGAAGACGGTTACATTGATGGAGAAAACAGAGTCACTATCAAAGAGGCTTTTGCATCACCAGATGCAGCAGCACTCTTTCCAAAGGTGATCTCTCGCACTCTAAAGGAAGCAGCAGAACCACAGTTGTTGGTCACTCCGCTTCTTTCAACTGTACGTCTTGGAAAGGGTCGCTCTTTGGAGTTCCCAGCAGTTAACGCAATTCAAGCCGCAGAGATCCCAGAAGGACAAGAATATCCAGAGCAAGCACTCGCCTTTGCAAAGCAGGTAGAGGGCAAAGTATCCAAGAAGGGTGTAAAGTTAGCATTTACCGAAGAAGTAATCGCTGACTCCTTATGGGATATAGTCGGCTTGCACGTACGTGCTGCAGGACGCGCAATGGCTCGTCTAAAAGAGCAAATTGCACTTAGCAGATTCAAGGATGCAGCAACTATCGTTTTTGACAACGATAGCGGTTCATATGACGACACAACAGGTCGTGGTATCACCGGTGCTGCAAACCAGACAATCACATGGGACGATGTCATTGATATGGCAGCAGTTCTCATGGCTGAGAATCATGTACCAACAGACTTCATTCTGCACCCACTTATGTGGTCCGTATTCCTTAAGGATGCGATCTTCCACACTGGCGGATCAGCTGCAGCAGTGAATACAAGCTGGGGCTATCGTCCTCAGTCTGCTGACGGTGCGTTGAATGCAACTGCTCCTATGGGACTTAACGTTATAGTTTCTCCATTTGTTAGCTTTACAGCAAAGACAAGCGGAGCTGCTGCAAAGTCAGACCTCTTCCTCATCGACCGCAACGAAGTGGGAACACTTCTTGTCAAGGATGACATGAGCACAGATCAGTTCGATGATCCAAGCCGTGACATTCGTCAAATGAAGATGAAGGAGCGTTACGACATCGTAATGCTTGGAGACGGTGAAGGAATCACAGTCGCCAAGAACGTTAGACTGGCACGCAACTACGAGGTTTCGGTCACGAACGAAATGGCCTAATAGACCTTAGGGTGTTATAGTTACGATACCCTGTGGCGTAGGGGGAGTGGTGTAAAAGCCACTCCCCCTCGTTACTTTTGTGGGCTTAATCAATTACTATATATGTTATAAAGTTTTGACTGGAGATAAAAGTGGCCATAAATCTAATCCAGAGTGCTGCAGTTGGTATTGGTACAGTTACCATAAAGTTTGGAAGAACAATAAAGATTAGTTCTATAACTAATTCTAATATTATTGTTCAAACAACAGCAGCAACACCATCAATTGTTTCAAATCCCTTTAAAGCAATTGATACTATTTCTGATTATAATCAAATATCAAGAACACTGAAATTAACATGGAATGTTTTATTATCTGCATCCACAGAATATGAAATAAAACTACAGAATTTTATAGATGCGGCTAATGAGCCTATTGATGAAGAAAAGATTGTTTTCACAACACTAGCAAGCAATCAAGCACCAGCAACTCCGCCTTTTAACTCTGTTAATGAACCAGAACTCCAAGAGCTTTTAATAGAAGACAAATCAATTAGAGTAGACGCCTACTCCAGTGTTCAAATTCTAGCAAAAAATCCAAACTTTTATATTTCTTCAGCTGATCCAGTTAATGGAGATTTTTATATTGATAACTCATACAATGACGGAAGAGTTACAATCACATTTAATGAACGTCCAGCTTCAAACTTTTTAAATACAAAGTACTTTAAAGCACAAAGAAAGCCAATACAAAGACAGCCATCTCGTTGGGAAAATATTTCAACAGCTATTTCAATGCACGCGTGGAAGCCAGAAATTTATTTAGACTTTCCATCATTAAACGACGCTACTCCTTCATATTATCAAGAAAACAAAGAATATTTTGAAACTGGATATAAATATAGGATTATTGTTTCAAAAGATATAGGTGTGTAATGGCTAATTTTGTCTATGGTAAAGCAAAGCAAAATATTTTAAATGGAAATATTAATTTTTCCTCTAATAATTTTAAAGTTTTATTTACCAATTCTACGTATGTGCCAAATCAAAATACACATCAATTTGTATCAGATATCTTAAGTTCATCAGTAGTTTATAGATCTGAAAATATTCAAAATATTACGAATGTTTTAGGGGTAGTAGACGCTAATGATTTTAATTTTTCATTACCACCCAATACCGCATTGCAAGCTGCAATTTTATATCAGGTTGGAGTGAATGATTCTTCTTCAATATTACTATTATATATAGACACAGCTACAGGGCTTCCTTTTCCTGGTTCATCGCAATCAACAACGGTGTCAGTAAACTGGAGTAACGAAGCAAGTAAGATTTTATCTTTATAGGAGAAAAAAGTGGCAACCTCATATCCCGGTGGTTTAGATAATTTTATTAATCCAACAGCTACAGATACTTTAAATTCTGGAGCTGTGCCTCATCATCAGCAGCATGCAAACTTAAATGATGCAGTAGAAGCACTACAAACAGTCCTGGGAATTAATCCAGCTGGAATTCATTTAACTATAAAAGATAGAATTATTAATGTAGAAACATTAATAAATTCTCAATCGCTTTTAAATGGACTATCAGACGTTACTATTAGTTCAGTTGGCAGCAATGACGTATTGAGATACAACGGATCTGCATGGGTAAACGCGCCGGAAAAAGAAATAACAGATGGAGGAAACTTTTAAATGGCTAATACAATTAGAATCAAAAGAAGAACTAGTGGCGCAGCAGGTGCTCCATCGGGTTTAAAAAATGCAGAACTAGCTTTTAATGAAGTTGATGAGACTCTTTATTATGGCAAGGGCGATTCAAGCGGAGATGCAACTTCCGTACTTGCAATAGCTGGTCCCGGTGCTTTTGCAACACTTACTGGAAATCAAACAATTTCAGGAAACAAAACATTTACAGGAACAGTAATAGTTCCCACTCCAAGTTCCGATACACACGCAGCAACCAAAGCATATGTTGATAGTGCTGTTTCTGCAGTATCTGGATCTTTTACATTAGCAGGAGATGGTGGCACAAGCCAGACCATAACCTTAGGAGATACACTTACGGTTTCTGGTGGAACTGGCCTTACTGCAACAGCAGGAACTGGCGACAAAGTTACAATTGATCTTGACAATACAGCAGTAACAGCAGGTTCATATGGGTCAGCTACAGCTGTAAGTACATTTACCGTTGATTCACAAGGTCGTTTAACTGCAGCTGGAACAGCAAATATAGCCATAGCTTCAACAGCTGTTACAGACTTTAATGAAGCAGTAGCAGATGCCGTAGGCGCTATGGTTTCTTCAAATACAGAATCTGGCATCAGCGTATCGTACGATGATACTGATAATACTTTAGATTTTGATGTTGCAGACTTTACAATTACTCTTGGCGGAGATTTAAGTGGTAGCGCTACAGTTACTAATCTCGGCAATGCAACTCTTACTGCAACAATTGCTGCTAACTCAGTTGCTTTAGGCACTGATACTACAGGTAACTACGTTTCAGATGTAACAGCAGGAACTGGTGTCACAGTAAGTCATACCCCAGGAGAAGGTTCAACCGCAACCGTATCTATTGGCCAGGCTGTTGCAACTTCAGATTCTCCAACATTTGCAAGTCTTAATTTAAACGGTTCTCTTGTTTTCGAAGGTGCAACCGCAGATAACTTTGAAACAACACTGTCGGTAACGGATCCAACTGCTGATAGAACAATTACTCTACCAAATGCAACAGGAACAGTAGCACTTCTGGGTACAATTGCCCTTGGTACAGATACTACTGGCAACTATATGGCTGACCTAACGGCTGGAACTGGCGTAACAATTACACATACTCCAGGAGAAGGTTCAAACGCAACAATTGCGATAGGTCAGGCAGTTGCAACTAATAGTAATGTTCAATTTAATGACGTAGCCGCAGGTGGAAACGTAACAATTACTGGAAACCTAACAGTTAATGGAACTACTACAACTGTTAACTCGACTACAGTTACAGTTGATGACAAAAACTTAGAACTTGGTGCTACCGCTTCACCTTCTGACGCAAGTGCAGATGGCGGTGGAATCACCCTTAAAGGCACAACTGATAAAACATTCAACTGGGTTGATGCAACTGGTTCATGGACTTCTTCAGAAGACTTAAACCTCCTCGCTGGCGGTGTATTCAGGATTAATGGTACAGAAGTCCTTAGCGGGACTACGCTTGGATCAGGAGTAACCGCATCAAGCCTTACCTCAGTTGGCACTATAGCAACAGGCACATGGCAGGGCACTGCAGTTGGCATTTCCTACGGTGGAACTGGCGCAACAGATGCTGCAACTGCGCGCACAAACCTTGGTCTAGCCATAGGAACAAACGTACAGGCCTATGACGCAGAACTTGCAGCCATAGCTGGTCTCACCTCCGCTGCTGACAAACTTCCATATTTTACTGGTTCTGGTACAGCATCTTTGGCTACATTTACTAGCTTTGGTAGGAGTTTAGTCGACGACGCAGATGCTTCAGCAGGAAGAACTACTCTTGGTCTTGGAAGTATAGCTACTCAAAACTCAAATAATGTTAGCATTACAGGTGGATCTATTGATGGTATCACTTTTGATGGCGGTACATTTTAATAGTTAATATTATTATAGACTAAAAAGGAGAATAAATGAGTTTACCCATACCTCCTTCTATATCCCAGGGTGAGATAGCTCTTGATCCAGTAAATGGAATTGTTTGGTACCTAAACGATGCCGGAACACCAGTAGCTACGACATGGTCTTGGTTAAGAAAAGATTTATCTGTTATAGAAACTGATGATAAGGTTGAGATAACTGGCGACGTTGATATTACAGGAAATCTTTATGTAGAAGGATCAACGATCACTGTAGACGCTGAGTCTGTCGTTATAAAAGATAATTTTATTGTTGTCAACTCTACAGATGGGGCAGCTACTTCTTCAACAGCAGGTTTAGAAGTTGAAAGAGGAACTTCTACCAATGTCCAAATTAGATGGAATGAATCCATAGATAAGTGGCAATTTACCAATGATGGCATAAACTATAGCAATATAATTTCTACATTAGACAATGGCACTATAACAAGTGAAATGATTGTTGACAACACTATTGTTAATGCAGATATTAACACTTCTGCCGCTATTGCCCATAGCAAGTTAGCAAATGCAACCGCTGGACAAATTCTCTTAGGAACCACAACAACTGGGGTAATAACAGCAACAACTGTTTCTGGAGATATAACAATCAATGGAGATGGATTAACAGCAATATCTTCAGCAGTTATCGTTAATGCTGATATTAATGCGTCAGCAGCAATTGCTATATCCAAGTTAGCATCTGGCACTTCTGGGCAAATAATAATTGCTAATGCATCAGGAGTCCCAACATACACGACAATATCGGGAGATATTACAATATCCAATACTGGCGTTGCTACAATAGTAGCTAATTCCGTAGCTCTTGGAACAGATACCACAGGCAACTATGTGGCATCTTTAGTTGCAGGAACTGGCGTAAGTTTATTAAATAACACTGGAGAAAGTTCTACTCCAACTATATCAATCGGCCAATCGGTAGGAACTACTGATACAGTAACATTTAATACTGTTAATGCAAGTCTTGTTGGCAATGTAACTGGTACTGTATCTGATATTTCTAATCATGAAATATCCGATTTGTCAGACGTAGTTATTACAGACGCTGCTAATGGGGACTTCTTAAGATACAACGGATCAAACTGGATTAATGATCCAGTTAATTTAACAACAGATACTGTTGGTGACTATGTTAAAAATTTAGTTGCTGGCAATGGAATTACAATTACAAATAATTCTGGCGAAGGCGCAACACCAAATATTTCTTTTAGCGGAAGTATTAATGACCTTTCTGACTTAACAATAACATCAGCTCAAAATGGTCAGATACTTGAATATGACGGCACAGCTTGGGTTAATACAGTTCGCCCATCTTCTGAGCCAATTGGTCATGAGAATAAAGCTGACAGCGTCATATCTTTTGATGAGGGTTCAAGACAGTTCTCTATTGCACCAGCATCAAGTTCATATACTGTTTGGTGCACAGGTAAAAGATACGTTAAAACATCTACTGAATCAGTAACCATACCAGATACATCTGGTTTGTATTATATTTATTTTAACTCATCTGGATCTCTTGCCTATAAGACAACATTTTTTACATGGGATCAAGACACTCCAACAGCATATGTTTATTGGAACGAAAATGATAATAAAGCATACTTCTTTGCAGATGAAAGACATGGAGTGACTCTTGACTGGGCAACTCATGAATACCTACACAGAACTCGTGGAGCAGCAATTGCAAATGGATTTGGCGCAAACAACTATACTTTAGTTGGAGATGGCTCACTAGACGCTCATGCTAAAATAGACATAGCTAATGGCACATTCTTTGATGAAGATCTTCAAGTAGATATTGAGCACGCTTCATCTCCAACTACAAACACTTGGCAACAGAGGCTTCAATCAGGTGCATACATACCAGTTTTTTATAGATTAAATAATCATTGGACAAAAGATGTAGCTACTCAATTTCCTGTTAAAAATGGTGGAACACGAGCACGATTTAACTTAAATACTACTGGCACTTGGTCAGCGAGTGCAATTGATAATAATAAATATGGAGTAATGTTTGTTGTAGCAACAAATAATTTAAATGAACCTATCATATCTATAATGGGTCAAGCTCAGTATACAGATCAGGGTTCAGCAGAAGCTTCTATTTGGGATGAGTTAGACTTGGCTGGTTTTCCTGTTGTTGAGTTTAGGCCTCTTTATAAAATTGTTTTTCAAACTGCAAATGCATATGCAAATAGCCCTAAAACAAAATTTGTTAATCTATTAGACCTCAGGCAAATAATTAGTGCAGGCATAGGCGGAGCTGCAACTGCAGTATCTGATCATGGTCTAATGACTGGGCTTTCTGATGACGATCACACACAATATTTAACTGAAGCTAGACATGATGCTCTGGATCACTCTACTGCTATGAACACTGTAGCATTAGACGATATAGGGAATGTCAACGCAGCAACTCCTTCTTCTGATCAAGTTTTAACTTGGGACAGCGGATCATCTACATGGATTAATAAAACATTTAGTGCTTCAGTGACAACATTGGATGCAGTTGGCGATGTCAATGCGCCAAGCCCCTCTAGTGGAGATTTCATAAAATGGAATGGAACAGCTTGGATTAATGATTCTATTGACCTTGGAACAGATACTACTGGAAATTATATGTCCAACATTTCTGGAGGAACTGGAATTGACGTTTCCCATACTCAGGGAGAAGGCTCTACAGCAACCGTTTCTGTTAGTTCTATAGTAATTAAAACCACAGACACGGGAACAGTTACTGCCGATATGTTGGCAACGGGTCCCGCAAAAGCAGGTTTTAAATATGTTATTAATCAAATAACATCTGGTGGATTAACATCAAATAATTATAATTTAATTTCTTCAGATTTAGCAAAACTAGTTACAATAGACAATGGACCAACAGACGCTTCAGTTACTATTCCTTTAAGTTTCTTGTCTCAAGGAGATAGAATAGATATTTTAAATAGAGGAACAGGAATTCTAAGTATAAAAATAGCTTCTGGAGGAACCTTATACTGCACGCCACAAGCAACCGCTAACGAAGCAAAATTGCGCTCACAGTGGTCTTCTGCTACAATAGTAAAATTAGACTCTAGCAACACTTGGCTAGTAATAGGAGATTTGCAGGCATAATTATGGCAGTCAGCGGAAACAATACGGGACCCAGAAAGAATAATGTTCCAAATATAGTTGGATTAGACGACAATGCAGCTAATCCAAATAATCCAACATTCAGGATTACAGACGCAGGATTCGACAAAGGTACTGTCAGCACTACTAATTTAGACGATCCTAATGGAACAAGGCTAACAGAACTAGACGATGTCACTTCTCAATCACCCGTTTCTAACACTGTTTATCCAAGAAGAGAAGATGTTTCTTATACAAAATATTCTCCTTATTTTCCTCCTTTTTTTCCGCCGTTTTTCCCTCCTTTCTTTCCTCCGTTTTTCCCTCCTTTCTTTCCTCCTTTCTTTCCTCCATTTTTCCCTCCTTTCTTTCCACCAGCATTTGGGCCCTTCTTTTGTCCTGGATTTAAATAGAATAGAGAACAATTATGGCTAATACTATTCAAATAAAAAGAAGTGGAACAATAAGTCAGATTCCATCATCTTTAGCTTATGGTGAATTAGCTATCAATTATGCAGATGGAAAATTATATTATAAGAATAGTTCTAATAATATAGTTGAATTTACCGGTTCAGGATCAAGTGGTACGGTAACTTCCATAACAGCTGGTACGGGTTTATCTGGACGGAACCATAACTGGTTCTGGAACCATAGCCATAGATTCTACTGTTGTTACTCTAACTGGAACTCAAACTTTAACAAATAAAACTTTAACCAGTTCGACTATAAATACACCAACTCTTACTTTGTCATCATCAACTTCGACGACAAATGGAATAATTGCATGGGTACAAGCATCTGACAAGATAGTGGTTGGAGATGGAACTTCTACTATAGAGTTTGCTCCTTCAACATATTTAACTAATTCTCAGACGGCAAGCTATACATTGACACTCGCAGATAAAGATAAGCTAATTGAAATGAATGTTGCTTCAGCTAATACGGTAACCATTCCGACGAATACATCAGTAGCATTTCCAATTGGAACTCAAATTACAGTTCTTCAAACAGGAGCAGGTGCTACAAGTATTGTAGTAACTGCAGGTGTAACGTTAAATGCTACACCTCAAGGCACGGCAAACCGAGCTAACCTAAGAGCTACGTGGTCTTCAGTGACGTTGATTAAAAGAGGTACAGATACTTGGGTTGCACTAGGTGACCTACAATCTTAATCTTTCTTAATGCACCAAAAATTAGTTGAACACCAACGGTATCCGCTTTTTATTTCTTTTACTTGATGTGGAAATTCATCTTTAGCGGGAAAACAAATAAACATCCCAGGTTGTGGTTTGATTAGTAAATCTTGTTCAGGAAAGTAAATCTCTCCGCCCTCGTAATCGTTATTGTAATAAAGCACCGAACTAAGATCTCTAGTAGGATTTCCAGCTCCAGTTTTTAAGCCAACACTTTTATTTTGAACAGATCCGTGATCTAAATGGACTGGCATTGAATCCCCAGTCTTCATTTCAACTATGCTAGTTAGTCCTTCATCATAGACAGAACAATTAAAAGAAGTCTCAATAATATTTTTTAATATATTATAATACCTATCCAAAACATAAGCTAAGGTGGGACTGTCATTAGCTGCATATAACCCGTATGGAGAATATCCAGTTTGATCAAATGTAACTGGAGTATTTTTTAAATATTTTATGACCTGCTGCAAATCTTCTTTGTCTAGAACATCTTTTATGACGTAAACTTTATCCATAGTATTTGCTTACCTTAATTCGGTAATGGTATAAAAAGACGGAGTTGTATATCTCTCTCCAGATGTAACCATTTTTACTCCATGAAGATAAAAAATATCACCAGGATGAGCAACAGCAAGGCCTGGAGATGGTTTTACAACAAGATTATGATCTGGATAGTATAATTCTCCGCCTTCAAATTCTTCATTATAGTAAAAAAGAGAATTTATATCATATGTAGGAAATGGATTTGGAGATCCGTTGTTCAATTGTTTATCAGCATGAGGACGCTGTTCAAGTCCGGGAAACCATCTAACTATTACGGGTGGTCTTACACTCAGTCTTACTTTAAATTCATCTTCTAAATAATTTTTCATTTTGTATATATATTTATCAATAAGATTATATATATTAATATTTAATCTTTGAAGTATATCAAAACTACATTGCCTATTCGTCCAATAGGACGCATCATAAGTACAGGTTCCATCTTCAGAGTATTGATTTTCCCCTGCATCCATCCATTCATTTATTGTTGGCAAAAAATTTTGAATTATTTTCAAGTCTTCTACTTCAATAAAATTGTCTATTATTTTAATATTATTAATAGATTTACCAAAATGACCAGGTTGAACAAGAGATTTTTCATTCTCCGATTGTTGCATATAAGCCTCTTTTACGTTAGCGTGTGATACACTATTTAGCACTAGTAGTATACCATCAAAGAAACTATCTTACGAAAGAAGAAAAAATGAAAGCCTATAATGTTGGCGATTATAATTTTGGAATAGTCCTCTATAGAGGAACTGGCTTAGACAAAATTAACGCTCCAGAAAGACTCGAGAAAACACTAAAAGATAGCAATCATGACTATTTTAAATGGAAAGAAGCTTTAGTAGGATACAATGAATCAAAGCCTGACTATAGAGATTGCGTAGATCTAAAGATAAGTCCTCTTCATTGGGATTGGATAACCCCAGAATTTGAAGAGATAAAAAAGGTTCACGAAGAGACTGAATCTATTATAAGAGAATGTTTGGTCGATTATGAAAAAAGATTTAATCTTAAAATGGAATATATGGAAGCTATTAACTTTGTCAGATACGAAGTTGGTCAACATTTTCAAGTCCATTCAGATGATGGTTTTTCCTATTCTTGTACAATATCTTCTGTTGGTTATTTTAATGATGACTATGAAGGTGGAGAGCTTTGGTTTCCAACACAGGATATAACTTTTAAACCGGAAAAAGGCGACATACTCCTATTCCCCTCTAACTACATGTACTCTCACGCATCTCTGCCTGTGATTGATGGGGTTAAGTATTCTGCAGTAACAATGTTCGACTATAATGATAGAACACATGTTATGGACAAAGATGTTTCTAGCAACGTTCCCAGTCAACAAGAAATTAAATTAAAGGAAATTTAAATGAGCGTAGTCAATCTTACTAAGATGACTGAAAATCCACCGCTTATAAAGCAGTCCAGACTTAAAAGAGACTGGATGGACAATACATACAACAAGCACGCCTATAGATGCTTGCCAATGACAACAGCAAACGTGCATGGTTGGGAGTTGGTGCTTCCTCAAGATGTGGTAGTTCAGCTAGATGCTCCAGATACTGTTCCTAGAATTTTAAGCGGTGAAATGTTAGATGGAAGACCATTAGTGATTCCTTCTATATTAAACATAGTTTCATTCTGTACAAGTTGGATCTTTAAAACCGAACCAGGCTACAGCACTTGGATTAGTGGATCTCCAAACTATGTTATGAATGGCGCAGTGCCCTTGTCTGCGTCTATACCCACAGATTGGTGGCCAGATGAATTTAATATGAATTGGTACATAACAAAAATAGGCGAGCCAATTATTTTTGAAAAAGGTACACCGTTTATGTTTTTTAACTTTTATAAAAATGACGACCTTTTAGATACAAAATTTACAATTGATGGAGTATGGGAAAAAGAGCAGCTTATGAAAGAAAGATCTGAATATTGGAAAGCAAAAGAAAAAAATAGGATAGAGAATCCCTGGAAATGGATGAATGGAATAAGAACTGGAATCAACGAAAAGGGTCAAGCAATAGGTCCAAAGCACGAGAGCTTAGAAAAGCTTACTGAACCGGATTTAAGTGAGTAAAGACACTAAATCGTTACTATAGTACGAGATTGTAAGTCCTCTAAGTTAAATGGAGATATAATGGATTTTATTTTAAGAAATAGTGCAAAAATAGATATTTTAAATAAAGCTAGACCACTCGTCGAAAATGCTCTGTATGAAATACTTATTATGGCTGGATTTGATCCAGAAACATTTGATCCAGCTACGTTTACTCCAGATGAACAAAATTTAGATCATTCGACTATCGCAACCCTTATTCAAAAGCATCAAAACATCATTACAAAAATTGATGAACTAGAAAGTTAAATAATGAAGTTTTCTCTTTCAAATGAAGAAATAAAAGAAAATCTAGAAAGAATTATAAAACAACTAGAAAAAGAACTAATGCTTAGACTAGCTGCTGGAGGAATAGACTTTGAGGACTTTGATCCTGTTACCTTCCAATATAATCCAGACTCAGGTGTCCATTCTGGTATTGCAGTATTAGTTCAAAAAATTGACAACACAAAAGAAAAGCTTAATCAGTTAAAAGACAGTGACAATTAATTTAGAACATAATATAGTAAATATTAATAAAATACAAATACATGCCGAGATAGAATCAGATATAATAAGTTCTGATTCTATTTTTGTTTTTATTTACCCTTTAGTTTTTAAGGTAAAAAAGAAAAAAATAAAACCAATAAAAATTACAAATCAAATAGCAATTTTTAATTTTGAGTTAGATTTTGTTGGTAAAAATACAGTAAAAGTTTATGAAGACAAAGAATTAGTAAAAGAGTATGTGTATGAAAAAAACGATGCAGATGAACTTCGTTGACTATAAATTTTATAGCGATAAAAACAACAAAAAAAACGCAATCGTTGGTGGATTATTTAAATTTGATAATACAGAAAAGCTACCATTTAAAGAAAAAATTATAGAAAACTTAAATAAAAGAATTAATATTTATCCCATACTTTCTAGTAAAATTGTAGAAAGTAAGATAAAAAATGACTACCCATATTATGTTACGGATAAAAATTTTAATATTAATAATCACGTTTTTGAATATAATGTTTTTTCTCAAGAAGAATTTAATACTCTAGTTAAAAAAATATGGATCAAAGAAATACAATTAGATAAACCTCTTTGGGAGTATCATATTATAAATTATTCAAAAAATACATACGTACTTAGAAGATGTCATCACGCTATGGGTGATGGCACTCAGCTTTCAGAGTCAGCTGCTTTTTCGGATTATTTTAAAGATAGAAAAAAAATCAACAATTTAAATACCGTTTCAAAAAAAAGATCCTACTTTAATAAATCAATTAAAATTTTAAAAATGTATTATTTGTTTTTAAAAGGATTTATTACAAAAAATAATAAACAAACAAAAATTAAACAATTTAAAAGAGAAAATATATACAGAGGTGAGTGGAGAAATAAAAAAGAGTATTCATTAGATTTTAGTTTTGTTAAATTTAATTTAAATGAAATTGAATCGTATCTCAAAGATAAATCTATATCTACTCTTGAGTTTTCTTTTTTATTAGAAACATTGTGCTATCAAGGAATATTGGGTGAAAAAGTTGTAGAAAAAAAAGATCTTATTTCTTTAATCCCAAGAAGTTATGATGACATTAAGCACTATGGAAATGAAATTATTACGTTAATGGTAGATGTGCCAACCTCAGAAGTTTCTATTGATAAAGCAATAATGCGTATTAAACAATCAATTGGTAATCAAACACATATGCTAAACACAAGTGCCCACAAAGACTACGCAAAGGCTTTTAGGACCAATCCAAATATATCTTCAGCACAAAAAGGTTTTAGATATGCAAACATGTGCGACTGGAACGGTAAAAAAAAGATACCAAAATACAAAAAAGATTTCTTTCCTATAGCAACATCTACTACTTATTTTAATGTTGATATTTTATCTAAAACTACTGTTCATGGAAAGAAAATAGAAGAATCCTACGGTATTAGTATGCCGATAAGTGTTCCTGGATCAATAGGTGTAACACTTCATTTTAGAAAACAAAATGATTACCTTTATGTAGGTATTACTTCTTTTAAAGAAATTTTTAGTGCAGACAAAGTAAAAGAAAGTTTAATCAATTCATTCAATAGGATAAAATCTCTTGCATGAATGCTATAGAACTAGATTTAAGAGATCAAGAAAATATTCTTGAAACAATAAGAAAGCAAAATCCGGTACTAAAAATTTCGGAAAACTATTGGCTTATAACCGGTTATGATCAGGTTAAAAGTTTTATAAGAAATCCTTATTTAGTTAGGCAAATGAAGGAATCTTATCAAGAAAACTATATTCATAGCCTTTTAAATTTAGACGGAGAAGAACATGCAAAGTATAGAAAAATATTAAACCCATTTTTTTCTAATTTTTCTGTAGATCAAATTGAAAATAATATTGAAGATAACGTTAAAAAAACTTTTAAATCATTAAAAAACAAAAGTCAATTTGACCTAGTTTCGGATATTGCCTTTCCTATTCCATTTTACTCTATATGTGAAATATTAGGGGTAGAAATTATTCCCGAAGAAGATCATTCATTTATAGCAAACTGGACAAATGATGCCATGCTAGTTCTTAATAATTATCTTTCAAAAGAAGACTATCAAAAACATTCTGAAGGAACAGAAAAGGTTTTTACCTACCTTGTAAACATGTTATATGGCACTAAGTATAAGAAAAAAGAAACTGGCGTTTTTAAATATTTAAAAAGCTATACAGATGGTGGAGATAGTCTTAGTAATGAAGAAATAATATCTCTTTGTATAATGTTGTTTATAGGTGGGTTTGAAACAAATCTAAACACTTTTACATCCTTAGCATATGAGTTTGTAAAAGACAAAGACATGGCAAACAATGTGCTTTCCAGCATAGAGGAAAAAAATACGATAGAAGAACTATTTAGGCACTCTTCTAGTTTAAATTTTATTACAAGAAGAGTTTCTAGAGATATCAAGATCGATGACTTTAGCCTTGCTAAAAATGAGTACGTTATATTACATATAGCATCAGCAAACAGAGATTCTTTAATGTTTAAAAACGCTCATAAAATTATTCCATCAAGAAATAATTCAAATATGCATCTAGCTTTTGGGGGCGGCCCTCACTACTGCTTAGGGGCAGGTCTTTCTAGGTTTCAGGTAAAGGTAATTGTAAAAGAATTTATTAAAAATATGAATAGCAGATGTTATTTTTCGTCCCTTCCAACTAAGAATAAAAGTACTTCCATGAATGGGTATAGGGAAATGATTTTAAATGATTACTATATTCAATAAAGCGTATTTAAGGAAAATGGTTTAAAATGTCTCAATTAGAAAAGGCAATTTTATTAAAAGAACGTATAGTCTATGAACTGGCTGTATCTCTTGGCCTAGACCCAGATACCTATGATTTAGATTTGCTTGAGGTTCCTGAATTATACCCAGAACCAGGAGAGTCTTATTTCAATTCTCCATCTAAACATAATGTATATGTTGCCCTTAAAAGAAATTATGAAGTTCTTAAAAAAATGAAAGAGAGTTTAAATAGTGTCCAATAAAGAATACGATGAAAATTATTTAAATAAATTTGTAGTCGAACACGAAGATGGAGAAGTTCAAGAAATTGACATACAACAACAAAGGCATATATTACTAGATGGTTCAACTTTTAAGTGTCATGTTCACGAAATAGATGATACAATGTTTGCAGGAACAGACTCATTTAATGACGAAGAGATTGATTAAAAATGAAATACAATCAACAAACTCATAAACAACAGCTAGAAAATTCGATGTCGGCAATATTAGCCTTATTAGACATTGATCAATCTAGAATATATGATGTTACATTTAGAGAAATTAGAATGAAATTAAACGAGCTGTATCCATCTACGGCAATTCCTGTAACCGATATCGAATATGATGCAACGAAAGCTTTAATAAGAGATAGAAAAAGAATTTTTAACGCAGCTAGATACACACTTTATGGTCTAGCAACTATTAAGAATAGAGAAAACAATGTCTAGTGATATAGGATTTAGTCCAATTTCTGTTGCAATTAAAGCAAATAAACTTTCAAAAAGCAAATTTCATGAAATGATGCCTAGCCAAGAAGTTGCTGATAGATGTAAGAAAATATTTGAATACGAAAAAGATGATCTGTCTTTAGATAGATCTAATCAGGCAATAGGTTTGCCTCCAAGTTTTTTGCATTCCCATGAAGTAATATCATACTCTTCTCAGCTAGCTGAGCCAAAAAATTCCTACGCCCTTGCTGCTATTGAAAGCCAAGCAAATAATATTGAAATGATATTAACGCTCATGAAGCCTTCAGTTATAACAATCTTTAGTAATCCAGTACATACTTGGAGTTATGATTATTTAAATAGTTTTGGTTTTACAAAAGTCTATGTTCCAAATGATGAAAATTTATTTAGAGCAGAAAATATTCTAGAAATGCAAGAGTGTCCGTTTGAAGTTGTTGATAAGGAAACACTATTAAATGGAGAAGTTCCAGTTGATACCGATGTTCTTTACGCGGATGCAACAGATTTAGCTTCTTATGTCGATGTAGATATTCTTCGCAATTTATTTACTAGTATGAAAAGTGGTTCGATAATTATTTTAATTAATATAAATGATCATTTTTCCTACTACGCAAACGGCGAAGAGTTTAATGAAGAAAAAATGGATCATCCCCACTTTGATATAAATGAAACAATAAGAACATTAGATAATTGTTATTATTATCATGTTGGAACTACTTCAGGTTTTTGTGTTATCATTAAAAAATGATAGTAAAAGATAATTTTTTAGATAAAGAATTTTATTCTGCTGTTCTAAATGATTCTAGTTTTTTTCCTGAATCAATGGGGGATAGTGAACGAATAGCGTCTCAGGTCAATAGCTATCATGATGAAAAATCTGATTGTTTTGCGCCTTATATGTTTTGGGACGGATGGTGGAGATCTGAGGCTAACACTCTAAAGAAAAAAGTTATTCAAAAAATTTGGGAATATAATCTAGAATATCCTTTAGACGAAATTCTAGGAATAGAGTATTGGACCAGGACATTTCACAAGGGGCAATATCTCGATTGTCACGTAGATGAAGATACTTTTTTGTATGAAAAAGAAAAGATATTTAGTGGACCGATATGTGGGTCAATATACTATGCGGCACAAAATCCTGAAGGTGGCTTCTTAGAAATACACAACAAAAGCATACCTGAAAAAACTCATAAAGCTTTAGAGCACGATAAAATCAAAAGCTATACAGTTGATATATCATTAAGGGAAAGAATAGCCTACAGGGGGAATAGGTTAATCATATTTGACTCTGGACATGTAATACACAATACAACTGCAGC